ACTATTGAGCTAATGTTAGATCCATTAGTTAATCTATTTTCTAAAGCTGCAAATATAGCTGCTATAACTAAAGGGCTTTCAAAGATAGCACCGCCTACATGACCTGATTCAGAAATTTTAGCATTACTCATATAACCCGAAGTTTTTTGATTATAAGAAGCTGCATTAGCCACTATATTTGCATGAGTATCAATTTCACAAGTAATACCAACGCCATCTAATATTTTATTGTCTACATTAAATCTGGACTCAGTTTCAGTAGTTAAAGTGCTTACGCCCCATTCATGAGGGTAAACTATTCTTGTGTATCTAACACCATCTATTACATCAAATAAACCAGTTAAACTAGGATCAGTAGCTCCGCCACTAAAAGCAGTTAAAGTTGTTGTAATACCAGTAACCGTACCAACTACTTTAATGCCTATAGTATTTCCTTGAGTTCCAGCATTTACTGCTGTTAAAGTTACTGTACCAGTAGAATTAGAGGCAGTTACAACCGCATCTAAATCAGCGGTTATTGCAGCCGCTAATGCAGCGCCTATAGTAGTTGCAGTATCACCACTGGCTATAGTTAAAGAATATTTTCTATTAAAGCTATCTACATAAATAATAATAGAACCTGCCACTGTTGCAGTACCTGAAAAAGCAACGCTTCCAGTTGCAGCAACACCTGAACCGTTATCAGATAAAGCTATGACATCTACTGTTGGCTTAATTCTACTAACTGATAATTCTTTTATTAATGCTCTACCTGCCTTAGCTATTTGAGAAGTTCTACCAAATTTATCGTTAAAATCTGCATCACTTAACAAGCCTTCATTTAAAGCTCCGCTAGTAGCTGTTCCACTAACCATTTGACCAATTAATAATATTTTTCGATCACCAACCGTTGCAGCAGTCTGCGCTGAGTTTAAGTTAGCAGTCATATAAGGAAATGAAGAACCCATTATTTACCTTTTTTTTTATTTGTTATTTTCAAGCAATTATCTATTTTAGAATCTTTTAATCTTCTTCTCCAAAAACTATCTAAAGGAACGCCAAAATCATCAGTTTCAATCTTAATAGATTGACCCTCTGGATATTTAACGCCTTTATAAGATAAATTTGTTGTTAATATTATAGATATATACATAAATCACTTATTTTAATATTATATTAGCTCGATTAAATAAAAAAAAAAGCTAAAATAATATGAAAAAAAAGCTTATAATTTAAAACTGGTTTTGAACTGCAAGTTTTTATCTATAAAACTGCCCTCTACATTATCTAAAGGAACTCCTGGATTAATGTCTATAGTATCAGCAACTCGTATATAGCCCTTAGCTGTAAAATCAAACCTGTGTACATAATAAGCAGTATTATATATATCTGACTCATTACCTACATAATTAACTGGTTGATAAGTTGTATCTGTTAAAACACTAGCAAAGCTATAATTAGCAATACTCTTTAAAATAAAAGCTTCATATTCTCTTGCCTTATCCGATTGAATACCAGCTAGCGTCTCATCTGCTGTTGGTAAATAAAGATAAATAGAAAAATCTTGTGCAGCGGTAAAAAAATAATCTTGGTTTCTTTCTATAGAAGTTGAAATGTCACTTGCTATAGTACCGTCTCTATAAACTGCTTTACTACCTAAAATAACAAACATAAATGTAGAATAACCGCTTTCATCTGCTATCTTACTATAATACTGATCTGCTCTTTCCGCTGTAGCAGCCCAAGCAATTCTTACATTACTTGCAATTTCTATGGTTCCTTGAGCTGGTGTATTTAAATTTTCAGCTACTGCAAAAGTAAAGCTAGTATTATCTATAACTGTTATTTGTTTGCTACCATTATAGCCGTCATAATCATCTTGCAATAAATAGCCTGCTGTAGTTGCTGGCGTGGTTGGTGTAGTAGTTATTTCAAAGGTAAAAGTTAATCTATCATCACTAACACTTAGTAATTTAAATGTCCCGTTATATTCAGTAGGACTAGACCCTGCTATAATAACAGTTAAACTATCTCTTAGCGCTGCTGTGTATTTACTAGGATCTATTAATTGAGTTGCTTCACTTGCAACCGCTGTTACTACATTGTCAACTCTAGTTAAAGAAGTTATTATAACAGGGTTTGTAGCTCCTCTAATTGTTACATAATCATTTGTTGTTAAGCCATGATCCGTGGTAGTAATACAAGTTGCTGTAGTTCCTGACCTAGTTAAGCTAGTCGCTGTAATTATTTGGCTAAAATCATCTGTATATTTTCCGACTATATCTTTTAATCTATCTACTATTTCTAAAGCTTGCATATTATATACCTAAAGATTTTTTTATTTCTCTGTTTAAATTTGTTTTAAACTGGTTCTTATGTTTTTCAAAAGTTCTTTTTAAAAACTGGTTTCTTTCCTCTAATATTTTAGCGTATATCATAAACCCATTACCAGCACCAAATTCTAGCCTAGTGCTACCCCTTACTTTGTAATCAACTGATTTTCTCAAATCACCAGTTATAACCGCTGGATATTCGCTAGGAGTTGACGCTATATGCAATCTAGGTCTTTTCAACTTTCTACCACCTAACCCCCTATATACTTTATAAGTATTTCCAGATTTACGCCCATGAGTCATTTCATGCCTAACATCTTTTACTAGCATTTGTCCATTTATATCAAAGCCTTTTCTTGCACCATCTTTAAATTTTGCGGAGCTATGTTTAAAGTGCTTGGAAAAATCTTTTTTAGATGTTTTTTTTACTGTTAGCATTATCTTAAATTAGCGGCGTTTGCTTCATCACCTCTTTTTACTGTTCTAAAAATTATAGTTTCATTTTTGAGGTCTATATTATCCGCTTGAACTACTTTATATTTTATTGAATTATACTCTATAAATAATTTATCTGTTAAAGCTATATCTGAATCATATCTTATATAAAACTCTGTAGTGATAGTTGTTAAATTAGTATTAGTGCCATTTTGTAATTGAAAGGGGTTTTTGCTTTTAATCATAGCCCAAACTTGTTTGACATCAACAAATCCAGCTTGTGCATTAATGCCTCTAGCATTACTTAGATTTAGCGTTGGTTTTTGTATTGTTATTTTTTTATTAAAATCATTAATACAAACTTTAGTAATATTATTTTTAATTCTACCACAAGCCATGTACTACCTCAAGTATAGTAGAGCTTAACCTATAAGGCGAATATAAACTTGCTGCTTTAGAGTTTTTAAAAGCAATATCACAATCTGAACAGTCGCCTCTGTTTTCGTACATATTAGCTATATGAGCTAACATAGCTGTTTTGATTCCTTGAGGTACATCGTCAGCAGTTGCACCATAACCACTAACAAAAGTAATTTTTACGGCTTGTTTTCTATTATCTGCATCTGAAGCCCATGATTGACCATCTTTTACTAATATGCTAGAATACTCATTATTATCAGTAAAATAATAAATAGAGCTATCAATAGTAGTTAAAACATCATCTTTGTAATATTGTATCGAGGTAATAGAAGTTAATTTACTTTTTCTTATTTCAATTTCCGCATAATTAAATGGAAAATTATTTAAATAACAAACATAAGTTTTATTAATAAAATCCCTTCCTGTGTATTTCTCACCAAAATTTCTTGCAGTGGTTATTAAATCACCTATTAAAACATCATCATCTGTACTAGATATTCTTAAATAATCTTTTACATAATCTAAGGTAAACGGCTCTATGATTGCATCTGTATTAAGTATATAATCAGTAGGACTTATTTTATAATATATATGGTTAAACATAATAATTTAATTAGTTACATTTATAATAAACTAACTTATTATTTTAATCAATTATTCTGTTGCTGCAACATACCAAGCTTCAATTTGAGCTTTTTCTTCATCACTTGCTTGCTCTTCATATTCAGAGTTAGCTCTTAATGCACTTATCCTATTTTTTAGTTTTAGTTTTACAGTAGTTTCAAGCTCTGCAAAAGTAATAGATAAGTCATCATAATCGGCACCTGTTTCTAAAACATTAGCGTAAAGCTCTTTTAGTTCCACGCTATTTAAATTTTTTTCTAAACTCATATTTTTCTCTTAAAAGTTGTTATTATTATTATTATATATCCCCCAAATATTCAATGACTATTGAGCTATTTTGGTGGTATTGAACGCCGCTAAAATCGTCATTAAATGTACTATCATTCTTGGCCACTGTTGCTTGGCATTTAATATATTCATTAGCAGCAACATCAATTACAGTTACGCAAGTTGTTGTTGCATATTTAGCAAGATCGTTATCTCTTGCGTAACCAAAACTTCTTGTACCTGGAAATTCTGTTTCATTTGGCGTGATTGCGCTTGAGTGCTTTACCAAGCGACTGAAAAAATTAATTCTGTTATTGTAACTTGCATTATTCCAATTTAGCGTGTACGAAACTTTATATTTTCCTACTTTTAATAACCTAATGCCAGTATTGGTTGATGAAGAAGGGACAACATAACTATAGATATCTGTGTTAGTAACTGCATTATTATCAAAAACTGGATAATATACAGTCGCTGTAGTATCAGGCGTTTGATCATCGGTGTTAGTTCCATGAAAAAGATTTGCATTTTGTAGATATCTATTATCTAAATCAACAGTAACAGTTGAGGCATCGCTCATAGTCAAAGTCAATACCCCATTACTAGTGTTAAAACTAGCTGAAGAAACGGTTACGCCAGAGCCACCAGAACCAACTTCTGCAAAGCTAGTACCGTTATGAAACTTTAATTTGCTATCAGTTGTATTATAATATAATCGTCCACTACTTGAACCACTAGGATCACTTGCAAGATTTTCAATGACTAAATCTTGTATTTCATTACCTTGTAAATCTATATCTCTAAATTCTTTTTTTGAAGTAGCCATTATAATATTTAATTGGTTTTTGATATAGTACTAAGTACCCTTAGGCACTTAGTAAACCATTTTATATGAAAATAATCAATTAATTTCTGATTATTATCCTTCCTGTAAATTCTAAACCAGTATTGACAGAAACAGTAACATTACCACTAGAAGCAATAGAAACTTCTACTCCACTTGTTACATCGTCTCCATTGCCATCTTTAATAGTTACAACTAAATCCTCTGTTGCACCTACACCATGAGTTGCAGCAGTGATAGTTAAATCACCAGAAGAAAAGTCACCAGAACCAAAAGCAGCAGCGTATTTATTACCTAATTTAGCAGCAGTTACCGCATTATCTGCTAATTTACCCGTTGTAATATTTGCATCTAATATTTTATCTGTTGTTACATTAGAATCAGCAATCTTAGCAGTTGTGATATTTGCATCTATTATTTTCACAGTAGAAACAGAATCAGCAGCAAGCTTTGCATTAGTTACATTAGCGTCTAATATTTTAGCAGTAATAACAGAATCCGTAGCTAATTTAGCATCAGTTATATTACCATCAATTACATTAGCATTTGCAACTGAATCATCAGCAAGTTTTGCATTAGTTACTTGAGCATCACCTAACTTTGCAGTAGTGATTCCAGCATCTTTTAATCTTAATGTATCAGAATCTATTTCAATAGTGCTATCATCTACATTTACATTTATGCTATTACCAGATTGAGAAACACCTTCTCCAGCAGTAAAAGTTCCTGCACCTGTGAATTGTGTAAATACTAAGTTAGTAGTTCCTAAAGTAGGAGAATCACCACTAGCTAAAACCAAGCCTTTGTCTGCGTAAGTAGTACCAGCTTCAACAAAACAAAAAGAATTAGGTTTTATCTCATCTGCTGTGTCAAAATCAGTAGTTCTTGTTAATATAAAAGCATTAGAAGCATCACCGACTGTGGTAACTTCATAAATACCATTTTCCGAAGCACTTGCTTGATCTTGCACTAAAACTCTATCATCAGCAACTAAAGTTACTCCATCAATAGCAGCTAAAGCACCGTCTGCGTCTCCAGTTAAAGTTGCACCAATACCAGAAGAACCATTGTCATATGTACAAGCTGGCAAAGTTCCAGTTGTAGCTGCTGCCACTGCTAATTTGACACTTAAACCCTCAGTTGCAGTTTGTGTATAAGATATAATCTTACTTGCTGACCATAAGTTACTGCTAGTAGATGAGCTATCATTTATAATATTAGCAATATTTACTTCTAAAGTAATATCTCCTTCTGTTCCAGAAGTTACATTTACTGTACCATTACCATTATCAGCAATACTAGTTATATCACCAGCAAAACTTTCAAAGCTAGTACCGTTGTAATAGTGTAGTTTATTATCACTAGTATTATAATAAAACTGACCAGCAACTGGACTACTTGGATTAGAAGTTAGATTATGAGCTACAGCATTCTGTATCTCATTTTTTTGCAAGTCAATCGACCTGTAAAATTGTTTTGAATTTGCCATCAAAAACCCTCAAAAATAATTATTAAAAATATATTATAGTACCACTAAAAGGCGTTGCCGCAGATACAATAAATTGATTACTAGATATAACATCTATATCAACCCCCGAAGTGATATACTCACCACCTGAATTTAACACTTGTATCATTAAAGTTTTATTCAAGTTGTGTGTCACCGTAATATTTGTTTGATTTATAAAAGCCTCTTCAAAGACTGCCACTCCAATTTGACCTGTTACACCTTTTTCTAATATAGCCATAATTAAACCGTTACAAAAGCGTTTATTTCTGTTTGTGCGTGAACTCCTGTTAAAGAGAGTCTATAAATCATACCTGGAGAATAATTAACCGCGACTTGGCTTGGCGTAGTTATAGCAGTGTCTCCTGTGCTTGTAAAATCATCGTTGCTATTATTAGTCTTACTTTGAAATTCAATAGTAGCATTGTGGAAATCCCCACTTATTTTAACATAAATTTTGCCATTTGTTGTAAATGTTAAGCTATTACCATTTTCTGTTTGATTTGTAAATATTTGCCTTGCTATACCTGCCATAATGATTATTTACCTTTTCTTTTGTTTTTTTTTCTTTTTTTTTCTTTTACTATTTCTATAGCTTTGTTTTCAGGAGCTACTTCTATAGCTTTGTTTTCAATTTTAGCTTCTAATATTGCTTTTGCCTCAGCTTTTTCTTTTTGTGCTTTTAATCTTGCTGCTTCTCTTACTCTTTCTGCTTTTTGCTCTTCTCTTTTAGTATTATTAGGATCTTCTCCCCAACCTTGCTTAATAAATATCGTAGCTAATTCATTATACATTTTATAAGTCTGTCCAGCTATGTATTTAGTAGTATCTATTCCTAACTTACAAGTTGCTGCTTCTTTTGTTTTTAGTACTTTTATTTTCATCTTTTTTTCTTCATTTGGTTAATATAGAGGGCTTTACAGCCCCCCATAAATAATAGTTCATTAAGCAACTGGACTACTTAAAGGACTACCTAGAACCGCTATGGCGCTTACTATTAAATTAGCAGAATTAGCCGAAACTACACTAACTTTAATAAATGGCTTGCTATTTAAAACTCCAATTCTAGTAACTGAATTAGATGTATCTAGCTTTGTGCTAGTTTCTAAACCTATTAAATCATCATCAGCTACATCAGTGAAAGTCCCACCTGAAGTATCTGATTCTTGAACTAATAAAGTTGCATCACCAGTGGTAACCACGCCAGCTTGGAAAATAATAGTTGCTGATTCAAAACCAGTAGTATCAATTTCAGTTCCAGCAGTTGTAGTATCGCTGCTAATAGTTTGTATATTAAAAGCAACCGCTTGCTTAATATTGTTTTTTAAATCTACACTTGACATTTTTATATCCTCATAAAAAAATAAATAATTAATTAATTAAGGAGAGCTTATGCCCTCCTTTAGTTGTTAAGCTTTGCTTTGTAACTTAGCGAAAGCTTCACTTAAAGTAACCATTCCAGCAAATCTTTGATGAAAAGTAAACTCCACTTTGCCCTCTCTCTTCTTAGAAACATCATCTCTAATCATAGTTAAACCCTTACGGTTTCCTATTGTATAACCTTTACGAAAATCTCCAAATATTACAGGATAAGACTCTGCGGCAATATCAGGCATATCTGGTAATTCTACATAATCATGACCTAAAATTTGATTAGGAATCCCAGCTTGTAAATTACCAGCTTGCCAAATATGTCTACCTTCATTGTCAGTTAGCTTTCTAAGCGCTGTTATAGTTTTTTTATTCATTCCGAATGTACCATTATAACCACTTTTGATTGCGCCAGTTAAATCTATTAAATCGTTCATAGTTATATTATTAGTATTTCCTGAAACATAACTATTTTCCGCAATAATAGATGTTATATCAGAATTAGTCATAAAACCTTGGCAATTATTACCAGCACCAGAACCCTTAGTAAATTGCGTACCTCTTAACTTAGCAAAAGCGTCAGCGGTGTCTTCAACTATTAAATCACTAAGGCTCATATCAGGATCCTCTAAATCTTCCATAGTAGTTTGAATTGTTACTTGACCTTTTTTCGCAAATAGTCTTTCTAATCCATAATCTGATTGACTTAAAGCATCTTCATCTCCTTCTCCTACCATACTAGCACTTACTAAACCAGATCTTACTGGCATACCCAAAGATTTACTAGATAGATTTCTAATTCTAGCTAAAGACTCAATATTAGATATTTCAGTGATTTTTTTAATCAATTCACTATCTAAAAGACTAGGTAATAAATAACCACCAGCAGATTCAATATCAGTTCTTAAATACTTATATTCCTCGGTTGTTATTAAAGATGAATTTTTTCTTGCATATGCTTCAAAAGACTTATATTCATGATCTATAGCTTCTTTTTCTCCTTCTACTAAAGAACCTCTTTTATAATCCGCTTCTAAAGAATTATATTTTTTCTCTAAAGATTCATACTTTTCTTTTATTTGTAAATTATGTTGTTCTACAAGATTTTGTTTTTTTAACATATCTTGATTAGATTTTTCTTGCTTATCTAATATAGCTTCCAAATTAGCTATTTTTCCTAGATCAGCATTTTTTTTCTCAACTTCCGCTCTTATTTCAGATAAAGCAGAATTGATATCGTGCATATTGATTTCAGTCATTTTTATATATTTTTTAAATCGTTAATAAAATTATTGAGTGTTTTAGTCATCTCTTGACCTCGAATTACATCTCGTAGCTCTTTAACTTCATTAACAACATCACGCTGCTTTGAAAAATCCTTAATCTTGGAAATAAAAACCTTTCTTTCATTTTGTGAAAAGTTACATTTCAATTTAAGGATATTCTCTATGTCCTTCATACAAGTAACTTCTTGCACGGACTTTGTTTGTATATTTTCTTTTTGCTCTTTGCTTTTTGGCAAATCATTTACCATTTTAGAAAAGCAATCCTCTACTATTGCAGCGGCTTCATCTTTGTTATCTTCTGGTAAATACTTAGCTAAATCCTCAGACTTAAAAGAAGAAACCATAGCTAAAGGATTCATAGGCATAGAAACCAAAGAAACTTCAAATAAATCAACTGATTTAATAAACCTAACTTCTTCCTTATAGTCATCTTCTTTAACTATAAAACCAATACTCATGCTATCTATAGTACCGCATTTCATTTGAGGTATTACTCTACCCCTTACAAAGTCATCGTCTTTTGGCAATTTAGCCTCTATGTATAAGCCTTTTTCATCTTCATAAGCTTTTATTGGCATTCCAATAGGCTCTACCATTTTATGTTGCCATAAGATTTTGAACTTATCTTTTTTTAGAGTATCAGTAAAAGCCCCCTTTTCTATAATATCATTGCCTCTATCTACATTGCCAAAGGTTGAGGCGTAACCCTCAAAATAAAAATACTCCTCTTCATTTCTGTAATTTTTAATTTCAAAACTAAATGACTTATATTCTTTATTCATATTATTACTTTTTTTAGTTGAATTGCCTTCTTGCTGTTTTTCGTTATCTATCTCTTTAGATTTTTTGAAAGCCCAATCTACCCCAGTAGTACCGCCCCATAATAACCAGGCTATAGTACCAGCTGTTTGACCACCATCTGACTCTCTCTTGTCTGGTTGATAATCTTTTCTAAATCTATTAAACCGTGCCATAGCTTTTATTAAATCAGTAGATAGCCCGTTTCCACTTGAAATACTTCTAGCAGAATTTACACCACTACGAATATCTTGCTCACTAGCTTCACTAGCTGACAAACCACCCCTATTATACTTTTTGCGAAGCTCTAAACCTCGCTTTGCATTGTTTTGTGCTGATAATGGTGGTATTTTATTAATAGCCATAACATAGTTTTTATTATATTATATATATTAAACATATAATATAAATATAAAATAATATGAAAAAAAAGCTTATTATTTAAAAAAACATTATTATAGTAATAATATTGTTAATTATTTATTAAATTTTAATGAAAAGTAAAACGGTGGATCTCTATAGAGATTTTGGATTTTTTAAGTATATATTAAAAAAATATAAACTTTGTGGTGGAACTATTGGTGGATTTAGTGCTAATAATGGATTTAGCAAAAACACTTTTTCTATCTCTTGGCAATACCACGGCATACCAAAGCACGCTCAATTTGCATTAGCTAAAGAAATAGAAATATATAATTTAATGGAAAGTTTAAAGGGTAATACTTGTAATAGAATTAGCGAAGATATGATTTATTTAGATTATCAAGAATATACAACTATTCATTAGTATATATTGAAACACATCTACAATTAATTATATTTTTAGCTGATCCATTAGGATCTCTTGGAAACTTCAAGCTTTCACCATCTACTAAAAATCTTTCATTAATATCAACTCTTTGTCCATCTGCTGATCTATGCGCTGATCTAGTGTGCATATCCAATATAGAAACCCACTGCTTTTTAATTTTTATTGTTTGACCTGCTTCTGTAATTAAATTAGCATTGTTAATTATTTCAGCTTCTCTATTTCTAGCCCAAGACTCCCCTAGCCCTACATTTTGAGAAGCTATTAATTCACTTCTTGCCTCTGATTCATCTATTATCTTTTTTCTAAGTTCTTCTGCTATTGTTAAAGGTCTTTTGTTTGTAGTCTCATTAATAGCATTATTAACCCTCCTTAATCTTCTTTCTAATTTAGCCTCTTGACTAGTGCCACTAGCTCTTAAAAAGTCTTGAGTAATAATATCTTTTTCTTTTTGCAATTCACTTAATTTAGCTGTATAAACTGCACCACCAAAAGCAACTGCCTTTTCTAATTGCTTTTCATTTGTATCTGTTATTAAGTTTGTTTGCTTTTCACTTTCATTAGCAATAAATAAAGTAGCATCTTTGTTAAACTCATTATTTATTTCTTCTAAGTTTTCGTCTAAGTCTTCATCAACTATTTTTTCAGTCTTTTTTAATTCTAAATCAATTAGTTTGATTTTGTTTTCTATAGCAAAATTTAAGTTATGTTTTTTACTTATGTTATCTCTAATACTATAACCAAATTTCTTGATAGAACTTCTTAAAGCTTTTCTAACCTCCACTAATATTTCAGCTTTGTAATTAGTGGCTATATCTTTTGCATCTAATCTGTCATTAGCTATATATAATTTAGCTGCATCATCTGCTATATCCCTAAACACCCTTTTTAATGAGCTTATTAATTTAGATTCTATTACTATTTTTTCTTTATCAATAGTTAGTGCGCTTTCTGTGTTAAATTTCAGAGTTGCCATATTCCAAAGATAATTGTTTGATTTCTTCTAAGCTGTGCTTACCTTGCTTCATTAAAGCATTTACAAAGTCTTCTTGCATAGATTTCTTAGCTGGCTTTCCTCTATTATCAATAGTGTATTGGTCTTGTCCTACTGGTATTAAATTCATAGGCTGGTACACTCTATCACCCCCCTCGGTTAAATCTTCCCTACCGACTAAAGATCTCAATTCATTTATAGTCAAGACGCCACTATTAGCCATTCTCTCAGTATTTTCTGCTTGTCTTGGTTTTAATGCTGCAATAGCAGCTTCATCATAAGTAAGCTGTAAGTTATCACTATTTTTATAGCGACTTAATAAATTTTCATTTAAGAAATTAGCTATCTTAGTAAATAAAGGTATTATGCAATTATCATAAAAATTTAATTTTGCTGTATCCATATTAGCCAAACTCATATGATCTGGACTTATCATAGGCAAAGGGATTTTTAAAGCATTATATATAGCTACTTGTGTTTGTACTTTAAGCGTTGCAAAATCCATGTCTTTGATTGATTCTGACATTTGTTTAAAGTCAAAATCACCACCTAAAAACATGGTATTTCCAGAATTTTTAGCTCCAGAAAAAGTTTTTTGCAAATTTTCTTTCATTGCTGCTTGAGTATCTGAGCTAACTACATCGTTTCCTTTATATGTTAATATTCCGCTTGGTCTTCCTTGATTCTTGATAGTGCTTTCATTATGTAACGAAGCTAATATATATTGTGTTATTTCTAACTCAATAGGCTGTATATATGACACACCTCTTAAATTATTAGCACTATATTCAGGATTGAAAGATCTTAAATTAATTAACTCATTACCATTATCTGCAAAAAATCTATTATCACGCCTTGTAAAAGTTCTATTACTTGAATTAAAACCATTGTAATTATAGCTTTCAGGGTAGCCATCTCTAGGAGAGGCTATAATAGTTACATGCTGGCTAGGTATTATATTTAGTTCAACTGGTTCGTTATTGCCTATAATCTCAATAAAAGCATCACCAGTTAATAAAAAGTTATTTATTATAGATTCTATAAACAAGCTTTTTCCTGTAAATGGATTAGGCTTTTTTAATAACTGTAATATTTTATACTGATAAATAAACTCTTCTTTGTTATTATCCTTTAAAACAAAATCTATATTATTAATATTATCTGCTATTAATTTTATTGCTGTAAATAAAGGGCTGCTCTTATAATAATATGTAATGAATCTGTTTAAATCCGCCTTATTTTGATCTCCGTAAATACCCAACATTAATAATGATAAATCATTAGCTTGATATGATTTTTTTTGAAGATCAACTGATTTAGTTATTTGTTTAAACATCTTATTTCCTACTCACATAAATATAAAATAACATTGAAAAAGCTGTAAACATACTTGCACTTAACAATGAAAAGTTATTATAACTATCCAAGATATTATACATTCCTATAAAAATCAATGTTAAGAAGTAAATCATTATAATATTATCTAAAATATTATTAAAATCATACTTATTTAATTGTTTTAATATTTCTTTTATTTTATCCATTTTAAAAACTAAATACTGCTATTTCTCCTTTTCTTTTTATATATTTGCAAAGTGCATACCTTATTGAATCTACACAATTATGCACTAATATATCATTAGCGAAATATTCGTGGCAATCTTCTATCATTAGATCGTAAACTTGCTGCGCATTTTCTAGAGCATGTTTTAACTCTTTTGTATTTATTGCTTGTAAATTGTTTTTTGCATGCTTCACATTGTTTTGTAATATCATCAAATCCTTTTTTTCTTCTATATGCTGACTTGCATTTATTTGAACAGTATGAGCTGCCTTCCTTTCTACACGATTCATGTTCAATATCGCAATTAAAGCATTTTCTTTTGAACTTTTTGTGAAATTTATCTTTGTTATTTTCATAATGCTCTTTATGCCATTTTTTACCCTCTTCTGAACCATGCCAAATAGCCGCAAGCTCTCTAATACTATTAAGCTTTTTTTTAACAAGATCTTTATTACAAAGATGATATTCTTTTGCATGCTCTGATAAATGCTTACTAGCTTTAACAAGCTGCAAATTGCTAACATCATTATTAAGGGGGTTGTGGTCTTTATGGTGAATATGGCAATTAGAAGGAATATCTCCGTAATTATCTTGATATATTTGTATATGTAAATATTTGTTTTTTTGTTTGGAACAACTTTTTTTAAAATACACTCTATCAGCTCTTCTTTTGCTATCAGGATATCTGCGGTATTTTTTGCCTTTGTATATTGCAACCTCTGATTTTTGCTCTCTATAAATTTGCATTTTCCTACATTAAAGTATAATTTATCATTTTTATTTATATTTTTGATCTGAATATCCCCTTTTGTAGTAATTATACTGTGCGTATCTGTAGCAGTCAACGATTTCCCATTAGCAAAATGATAAGTTTTTACTTTCTTATAACCATTATTAAATTTTTTAAGAACCCTTTTAAATCCTTTTCTGGTTAATACTAAATCGCCTACTTTTATATCTGCTATTGGAACTTTCCCTTTATTAGTTGTAATTAAAGTATTACCGACAAAGCAATGATTATATTTATCAACTATTTTTGGCAATATCTCGCCAGTTACTCTATCTACTTTATAAGAATAAAACTTAAATTCATCTACTGTATTTTTACATCTTGGATGTATTATTACTTTTTCAAAGTCTCTTATATAATCAATTCCTGCTTTAACCGAGCCGTCGCCCTTATCTGCTGGATTTATATTATAGCCCTCGCCTCTTAAATATGATATTATATCTGGTCTTGAGCTATCACCATATATTAAGCCGTCCTTACTTCCATCTATCTTATTAAACAATTCTGGTAATTTTAATATTTCAACACCTCTTTGACAAACCTCTTGATCTATATATAAAACTTTGCCTTGTATAAAACATCTAATTAAAACAGTAGGGTCTTGAGCAAAGCCCCAATCTGCTCCGTAAAAAAATCTATTTTCTTTTATGTCTTTAATATTAGGCGTTTCAAACTCTACCACTTCATATTTCTTATTAAATATTTGAGCATCATTTATTACTTTTGGATTGCCTAGCCATTTATGGTCATATAATTCAGGATTATGTTTTTTATCATATTCCATCTCCTCCAACAATGGATTATTAAACCAGGGGTTATCGTCATAATTTATTTTTTCTACAATAGCATTATCAGGCTTTTGTAAGATAAATTTTTTATATGTTAGATCATCCACACTTTCTGGATTAAATGAAGCCCATATTTCACTATTTTCTTTTCTAATAGTAGGGGTTAATATTTCCCAACTCTCAAGACTCATTCTAGCTGCTTCCTCTACCCAGCATATATCTATGCCCTCTAATGACTTAATTTCTTGTACATTGTTTTTCATGCCTTTAAATAAAAACTCACTCCCATTGCTAGCTCTTATTGATTCCTTAGTAACATAAAAAAAATTATCTAAATCTAAATTAGAAATTTGATCTTTTAATAATTTATGTACTGAATCTCTAATTGATATTTGCAACTCTCTTGTGCATAATATTCTAATTTTGTTATTTAACGCCAAAACCAATAACACTCTTGCTATGCTCCAACTCTTAGCACTTCCTCTCCCCCCATATATTACTTTGTATCTGCTTTTTGTAGTAAGTAAAAAATAAGCTTTTTCTGGTAATTCTAAATTTATTTGTAAGCTCATATAATAACTATATAAAAGGGGCTAATATTTCTAAAAGCCCCCGCCGTAATGAAAAATCATTATTTATATTATAGTATAATTTAGTTTTTGCAAATGGTTTTTTATGATTATGCTATACTTATTGATTTTAATATATGTTTTATCACTGGCACTGTAAAGCTATTGCCTAGCTGCTGATACCCCCATCAAACAAGGATAATACTTTCATTCTCACAAAGTGTTTTTTAAATGTTGATTTTCAACAAACAACTCAAAGCATCTGATAAACAAACCCGAAGGAGTCTTTCTGCCGCTTTCAACTTCTCTAATATATCTATCGCCATTTATTTCTGAAAGACCCAAAGCAATAGCAAATTGCTTTTGAGTCATTCTATAAGATAGTCTTTGTTTTTTTATTTGATCTGATTTCATTGTAGTTAGCCATTTTTTAAAATATGTCTTAATTATTAATATCAGCATTTTCTGTATATATCGCCTGCCAGTCTTTCAAGCAAGATAAACATATTGCTGAGCCTGTTTTATGCGGCTTGTAATCATCTAAATTAATAATCTTTCCTAATTCTTTATCCATATTTAATAAAATTCTTTCTATACTAGAATAATCCTCCCCTCCCCCATAACTAAGGCATCTCACAAGTTCTTTTTGTAAAGATATCCTTTGTTTTAAAAATTCCTCAATAGGATTAAATTTAATACTCATATTTACCTTTCTGTTAAGATTTCTTTCAATATCATTACTTTATCACCATCGGCTAATGTATTTGGTGGAGTCATATCACCGCCATGAAAAGAATATGACTCGCCATGTTTATTAAAATATTTTTGCCAAGATTTAATTTCTTTTTTTATTTCTGATGTCGTTTTTTTTGACCAGAACGACCTATAATTTTCTTCTAAATTAAACATTGTAAATTTCAGATATTTTTTGTTTGCATTGTCTTTCAATTTTTTTTAAATTTAGTCTCTTTTCAGATTGAAACCAGTTTAAAGGTCTAAACAGATTCATTAACTCAGCTCTTTCTTTAGGTTGTAGGCTACTAAAAATAACTCCTGAATTATCGCAATCAAATAAACCCACTTCTGCATCAGCACTTTCATAATGAGAGTTTAATTCTTTAATTTTTTTTATTAGCTCTGCTGAAATTGACATATTTTACCTTATTTAATTTAAATGGGCTAAATCGCCCCTTTCTACATTATAGGGGCTAAGTTCCTACGAGTCAACATCTTTTAAAATATTTTTTTAAAATTGCTCAATTTTCATGAGTTCATAAAACACTGCTTATTGATTTTAATATATGCTTTATAACTGGCACTGTAAAGCTATTACCTAGTGATTTTTGCAGGACCGAATGCTTTGGGTAGAATTACATTTCTACCTTTTGGACCTAAAGTTACTTTTACAACGTTAGCTAAAGTATCTACTCCTTTAAGTAGAGACTTTCTTGCTTCATTATCAAATTGAATTATTTTAGCCATTATTTACCTATTAATTATTGTTCAATTGTTGCTAAAATATCTGATTCTTTCATGATGATTAATTCTTCACCATTTACTTTGACTTCAGTACCAGACCATTTAGCAAATAAAATTTTATCGCCAGTTTTAATTTCCAATGGCACAATTGTACCATTTTCTTTTAAAGTTCCATTACCAGCAGCGACTACTTCGCCTTCTTGTGGTTTTTCTTGCGCAGAGTCAGGTAAAATAATTCCTCCGGCAGTTTTTTGCTCAGATTCAGTTCTTCTAACTAAAACTCTATCATATAAAGGTTTAACTACAGACATTTTTTTTCTCGTTAATTAGTTATTTATAAAAAGTTAAGTTTTATATAGTTATGATTTCTAGCAAGTCAAGTACTTAACTGTAATAAAACTATAAGCTTATTGATTTTAATATATGCTTTATAACTGGCTTTCGTT